TGGGCTAAATGTACCCATGCTTACATCACCTGCACGAACAAACCTAGTATTATATTTAGAGTCATCTAAGAAGCCTACATTACGAACTGCTCCTGAGTATTGGCATGTAAGTAGTTTAGTTTCAGAACCAGTGGATGTTAATGTTGTTGTTGGTACATCGAAATTACTTGTTCCATATACTCCTGTTCCATTTACAACTCTTACATTTGCTATGTACCCTAAATACATGGATACAGTTGTTTGATCTACATTACCACCTATTGTTGCTCTTTGATTAGTATTATTAAGGTTGTCTGATGAAGAAACAGTTGTTGAACTTACTTTTCCATTAACAGCAAAATATAAAGTACCACTTATTCTTTGAATAACTACATGTTGCCAAGAAAAATTACCAACTGGTATATCAGTGCCAGATTCTTTATTAGCACCAATAAAACATGCTAGTTTTGTACCATTAAAAAATATTGCGGTTATATTATCTGTATTAGCATTATTACTATATCTTAAATCAAGAGCTACTTGAATACCACCTAAAGATAGAGGATATACCCAAGCTTCAGCAGTAAAGTCTCCTGTACCAAAAGCAAAATCAGAACTTGCTGTTGTTGTTAAATTATCAGTATTACCATCAAAAAATCCAGAACCTACATTTGCAGTTTTACTTTGTGTAAATGGTGTGTTGGTAGATATTGCAGGGTCTCCCCCTATTGTTAAAGCATGTGAGCTTGTTGAATTATCAACGAACCTATTTGATTGACAAGTTAATAATTTTGTATTTGTAATTGCAGTTAAAGGTGTAGTTGGCACTGTAATAGACGCCCCTGAGTAAACTGCTGTACTTGCTACAAATCTAACATTGGATATATAGCCATTAAAATCGTTAGTGCCATTAGTATGTTCTCCGATTGTAATCATATTATTGGCTGTGTAGTCGGTTGTTTGAGTAGTATAATATACTCTTGTACCATCAACATATGCAGTTAAATAATCTGAACTATCTCTTTGTACTACGATATGATGCCATTGATTAACATTAATAGTGCCGACACCATTAATAATATTACTACCAAAATACATATACAACTTGCCACCGTTTATATAGATATTAAAATCTGTAGCTCCTGAAGCAATCATAACTGTTTGTTGCGTTGTGATGAATGTGTATATAAAAGCTTCAAAAGTAAATTGTCCTGTGCCTAAATTAAAATCGCTACTTGTGCTTGTTGGTTTTACATGATCATCTGTACCATCAAAAAAATTACTCCAATAACCATCAGCATAATAATAAGGGCTAAAGTCATTACCATAAGCATCACCATTTACAACAATGGCATGAGCTGATGTAGAGTTATCTCTAAATGCCTTGTAGTTTGGATTACCTAAATTTGAAGTATCACCTTCACCTTCAGAACCATCTGCATGAAGAAGTAATACAGTCTGGTTAAAGTTAGGATCTACTGCTTCCTCTGCAACGCCTAAACCAAAACCAAGAGGTCTTACTCCTATACCGCCTTTTAGACTTTTAACTGGCATTAGTAATCAACCTTTCCAAACTGTGTTTGAGATGCTAAACAAGTATAATTAGCCGTTCCCGTAGTTCTAGTAATATTTATTAAGTAACTATCTACACTACTAACATTACCTTGTGATGGCGCAGTGCCTCCTTGCCAATACACTGGGTTGGCTGTAGCACCGTCTATTTGTATTGCTTCTAAATAATACGCAGTTGCACCCATTTTTGACTCAAATGCAAGCGATACTGATTCGCCAGTAGGCATAATGGAAGCGAATGTTGCTCCTGCACTACCTCTAAAATTTAACTCAAAGTCTGCCGCCGCATCATTTGTTCTTAATTCAGCATTTTGTTCTAATACACTAAAGTTAATTACGCCCGTAGCAGAGGTTGTAGAAACATTTATTTTTTCTCTAAGACTGGCGTTAAAAATTTTATTAGTAATAGTCGCACTGGCACTTTCAGAAACTAATGTTGAGTTACCGCCTTTTGGTAATAAATTAGTATTAGTTATATTAAGAGAGTGTGGTTGCGCTTTTAAAGTTTGTCCGTGACTATTAGCATGACAGTTTAGTTTTATCTGCCCCTCTGTATCTGAACCGTTACCTTTAATCTCTACAATTTGCGTAGCAGGATCTACTGTTAAATTACCCGAAGCATTTTTTAAATCACCTTCAACATTAAATGTGCCTCCCACAGAACCGTTACCTGATACATCTAACGTGCCGTTAGCGGATAACTTAGTAGTAACTGTTAAATCCGTTACTTCTGCAGTATTTAAACCTGTAATTGCATCTACTACGCCAGACCCTGTGCTATACACTATCGCTGATCTACCATTAGGGACGGTGACTTGTGATCCTGAAGAGTTTTTTATTCCTACATCAGTGGCTAAAGTATTATTAATTATGTAGCTTTTCTCTATGTCAGGAACAGTTAGAGTTATACCTGCCGACCCAGTGCCTGTTAAATTAAGACGTAAATGCCTGGCTACTTGAGTGGCATTACTGTCTGTCAAAGAAAGTGTAAGGCTGGCCTGAGAAAAAGCAACGTCTGCAGATTCGCAAATGGCTTCTTCTATGGCAGTGCCTAAGTTTGTATTCGTAATTGTACCCCAAGTTCCAGAGTTATCTCCGGTCCCCATGAGTTGTATTTTTAAGTTTGAATATGATGAAGCCATTTTTTTCTCCTATGCTGCTTCTTTTATTATCTCCCAATTTGGAGTTTGTGCTGTATCTATTTGCCCCCATACTAAATTATTACCTAAACTCATAGCAGAGGATACTCCAGTTACATTTGCAATAGCGTTAGCTTCTGCTGATATACTACCTAAACTACTTGTTGCGGAAAATCCGGTTACTTCGACTAAATTATTTAAAGCTACAGATATTGAACCTAAACCAACTGTTGCGTCAAAACCAGTAACACTTAAATTATTATTACTAACTACCTCTTCTTCACCTACAAACTTTAATCCTATAACACCGGATAAACCACTTACATTTGCATCTGCGTTAACAAACGTAGACCCTACAGCTCCTGTCATGCTAATGTCAGGTTCAGTTATTGATGCGTTCCAACCACCGTCACCCCAAGCCGCTCTACCCCACCCGTTTGCAACAGCTTGTCTTGTTACATTAACACTTACATCGGCCATTTTAGGCTATTCTAATTATGGCAGCAGCACTTGTATTTGCCGGAAAAATAACACTAAAATCACCTGAAGTGGATGTTTTTGTACCTCCAAAATCTAACACACATACGGCAGGGTTAGTTAAAGAAGCTCCGGTGTTTGAATTTGTAGAGGGTGTGCTGTTATAAATTAAACATCCCGCTGCATTTACAGTGACGTTAGTAAATGTTAAATCAGAAAAATCCACAAAACCTGTGGAGTCCCCTATGGTAACACCTAAATTTGATAAGGCAGAACCGCCAGATGTGGTTCCATCAGATTCACCACTTGTTGTAAAAGACGTGGTTCCAGCGCTTAAAGTAGCTGCCGCAGAATACAACGCTAGTTTAAAAACGTCTGATGTAGCAGATGCGTCAGGTCTAAAATCGTGAACACCCAATAATACTTCTGCTTTAAAAGATGTACACATTGCTTGTGTAATAGCCATTTTTTACTCCTCTAGTAATTTAATTAGTTCAGGATATCCCATCTCTCTAAACCTATGAGCTAAGGTTGTGTTGTGACTCCTGACCATTTCTTTCATATATTGCACTAAAACTTTTCGTATATCTTTTTTAAAAGCTTCAGCTTGCGCTCTAACTGCAGGGTGTGAATCACTACCTACAGCTATTATCTTATCTAATGCTCTTTCAGCAACTTCTTCAGTATTAAATCCTCTACGAGAAGTTGTCATAACTTTCACTCCACCACCTAACAATACTGATGTGCTATTCCCAATCATTGTACCCCCAACCTTATTTGTTTAGTTCTATACATATCTTGACGGTTTTTACCTTCACTTAATTGTTTCAATAACGCCATAGATTCGTTATACCTCTGCACGTAGCTTTGGTAGCTATCTGCCTCACCTTTCATAAATATATGCGCTTCTATTAAAGAACCGTAAAGTAAAACAGAATCAAAATTATCACCCAACCAAGAAGTGCCGTCTGTAACAATGGATGGAGGGTAATAAAAATAGTGAAGTTCCGACGTATAATTTTGATCTGGAGTCGGTCCTAATATATAAGAATTTTGATCGAACAATGCGTAATGTGTTGGCTTTGCTGTGGTAGATGGGTTTGGAAAAGCCTCACGAATAAAATTAACATCTTTGTTTAATAAATAACTGTAGTTTCCAGAAGAATCAATAATTGCTAAAGAAAAGTTAGCAAGCCAATCTGTTGGGACTGTGAGATATTGATTGCCTGAGGTCATACTACCCGTAACATTTTTTCTAAGTTCTAATATTTGAACAGAGTTAAAAACTTTTTGTTCTGCTTGATCTATAAACGTATTAATCTGCTCAGTGCTTGTAAGGGTAGCTGTGCCTCCTGTGCTATCTGTAAAAGACGTGTCAGGAAAGTCATTTTCGCAATAACCTTTTATGGTTTCAAATAATTGACTATAGTTCATCACCCAAGTTTCTTAGAAGAGTTTGTGCCTTTTGTAGCAGCGCCTGTGCCTCTTGTTTTAACTGTTTGAGTGCTTGCCACATTATTAGGATATCCGTCTTGCTTTGGTACGGGCATATCCATAGGTTGTTTAAATTTTCCGGTATCTTTCATAAGTTCTCCTGATTAATTTAATACCCACCTCCGCCACTGTCTCCGCTATCACCACTGTCTCCGCTATCACCACTATCACTACTATCACTACTATCACTACTATCACTACTATCACTACTAGATTCGGTGCTGGAAACTGCATCTCCTCCTATAGTAATTGTGCCCACACTTCCAGATATTAATAAATTATTTATTAGATCTAAATTAAAAGGATTACTAAAACCTACAGGGTCAAACCCATACTGATAACTTCTGGAATCTGATTCTGCAAATCGTGTTAAATCTGGTCGTGGGTTTCTCAGAGCTTGAGGGTCGTTTACAGGAAACATACCTAACTGTAATTGTGGCTGATCCTGCTCAAAGCACTCTGGGCATACCAGAATATTAACATTTTTTGTCTTGATTGTAAGCTGTTTTAATTCTTTTAATTTATACCTAAAACCACATCTATCGCACTCTGCGATAGCTCTTTTGCCTCTTGCGTAATTAGATCCCATGTCAATATAAAAACTCTCTTGGTGCCAATCGTAACGGAGCTTTCTCTCTATCCTCACTAGAAGCTATCATCCACTGCTCTTCATAGTCTTGTTTTAACATCTGTATTCTGTCTGTCGCTTCTGGTATTTTTAAGGAAAGATAGTACGCTAACCCTGATACTAAGCAGGGTAGCATTCTAAACGGTATGTCTGGTGTGTTTACACCATTACCTGCATCCTGTATTCTTCTCATTCTAAAGTACACAAGCGTGTAAAAATTACTCTGATCTGGAGTCGGCCATACTTTTACTTGAGGGGTTTGAACAACACCGGAAGAATTAGTAGCCCCAGATTTTCTGTCAATAAATATCTGTATGGGTCGGCCTGTCGCATTTTTATTCGGTATTGTTGCGTATGTGCTAACTGATATACGGCTAATTGTTAGGTCTTGTTGATTTGAGCCTGAACCTGTTCTTACCTGATGCTCTAATAAATCTATGGTGTCTACAGGTAGATCATATGTAATAGTGCCTTGGGTCAAAGGTATAGTGCCCTCCTCTATAGTCCACAAGTTTATGCCTCGGTTAGCCCAGTCAATAGTTAATAAATTTAAAGAACGTCTGGCTGTTTTAAGGTCATAGCCAGTACGCATCTCGGTTCCGCATCGTGAAAATGCTTCTTCCGCTAATTCATTAAGGTCTAAATTAAAACTTGTTGTGTCTGTAGTAGCCATTATTTCTTTGCTTTCACACTATTTATATATTTTCTGTAAACACCAGCAGCATCTTTTTTACCCATAACTCTGGCTCTTTGTTCCATAGCGATAGCAGCTTGTATCTTGTGTGCCTTTGATCTACCACTATTTCTAATCTTACTTACACTTTTTACTGCGTCATCTCGTGTGGCAAACTTTAATCCTTTTATTGTGCCCTTAGGGTTTTCATCCGTATATAAATCAGAATGCTTCTTAGACCTTGCGGGTTGACCGGGTTTTCTTGGTATTCTTGGATTTGATTTCCGCACGTTTCTTTCTTCCTTGGCAATGCGCCCTTTGACTAAACCCTTTTGGATTTTTACAGTCAATAGAGCGCTTGTACTTTTTACTCCACACTACTTATCTTTTTTAGAGAATATATCTTCCCACCACTTTATGCTTGTTTCGCAGTGTTCTACTACTGCTTTAGCAGCACGAGCGTTAAAGTCTATAGCGCTTTTGGTCTGCTCAACACCATACTTCCGAGCTTGTTGAAACGTATTAATAATAGCTTCCATTACTTTTTTCCTTTCTTCTTCTTTAATATAGTTTTTACATTTGTGGGTTTACCCCCAGGATTACCTGCTGCTCGTTTTCTCTGAACAGCAGATTTACGTTGTGCCGCACTCATGGCGTTTGCCTTTGCTCTAGGCACACATTTTGGATAGGCACGTTTACTGGTTTTTGTAGATTTACGACCGCACTGTTGAAACTTACCTTTTTTCTTTGGTGCGCCTATGTCTACCCAGTCTCCTTTAGAGCCTTTACCAAACCATTCGGTTAAACCACCTTTGGGTTTAGCCACTTCTATAACCCCCGCCCCTTTTCTTATACGTCTTAACTAACCAAGCATTTGCATAAGCTGACGGGTATACATCAAACTTACGTTTTGCTTCGGCCTTTACACGAGCGTATAAAGATGGGTTTGTGGGTTTTGCCCCTGACTTCTTTTTAGGTTTCTTTTTAACAGCCATTACACCTTCCTTCCTCTCGTTTTACCTCTCTTCGCAATACCGTCGGCTCTGGTTACTTTTGTACCACCGCTAACGCCACCCTTTGTGCCACCTTTGGTTGCAACTTTACCACCAATTTTATAGCCTTTTGCCATACCACCACCACGCATTTTAACAGCACCGCCTTTAGCCATGGGTTTTACTGCCCCACCTTTAGCCATCCCTTTAGCCATCCCTTTAGCAGTTTTCTTGTTTTCTAATTTATCTATAGCGCCACCAATATTATAGCCTTTAGCCATGCCACCTCCACGCATTTTGACTGCTCCGCCTTTAGCCATTACTGCGCCACCTTTTGCCATTCCTTTAGCTGCCATACCACCACCACGCATTTTAATAGCGCCACCTTTAGCCGCTTTTTTTAAATCTCTCGGCCCCTCACCATCCATAGCAAAACTCGGAACCATTTTACCTGTTTTTGGGTCTTTAACCATAGGCATTTTAGCCATCTTCATCTCCTTTGTATAAATTGTTGAATGTTACTTCTGGGTCCATGTACGAATCATCCTGCTCGGCGCAGTGTGTATGTTGGCTAGGCCTAAAATCAGGTGCGCCTTCACCTGTAACCCAAAGAGCAGGGCTTGTAACTCTGACTCTATTATTAGGTAATGCAACCATGTTGCCCTTCCAAGGTCCGTCTGTCAACACCATAACGTGACTCTGCTTGTGCTGGGCTGGACAGTCTGCGATTTCGCTTTCGGTGTAATCCACAGTGAAGAGATATCTCGATGTATGAAACTCCCCGGCGATCTTACATAACCATGGGCTAGGCTTACACCTGTCAAGGGACACAATGGAGTGGTGGTGTGATGGACAGTCCCACGGTTGTGCGAGGTGGGTTTCCATTCTTTCAGGCCACTCATCCATTGGGATGTCCCCACATAAGGCTGTGATGGGCATCCTTGCCCACATGGCACCTCCGTGCGGATTACTTTCGCCTTCTTCCTCTTCACATCCTGTAAATATGATTTGAAAACT